TAGAGAACCCAGACGGGTTTGACGAAATTGAGTATTATGACCCAAAGAAGCCAAAGGAAGTTGCCGCCAATGGCAAAGAGCGACAGTATGACGAAAAGACTGGCGACCCGCTTCCGTTTGCAACAGAGGAATTGACCGATACCGTCTTCCAGCGAATTATCAAGGAAATCAAATCTGGTACTTCCCCGTATCAAGCGTGCGTAAACAAACGGGTTCCACCGGACATATTCTTCAGGAAGTGTAAAGAAAACAAAGCTTGGGCTGAAGAACTAACCGAAGCCCGTGAAGTGTTTTCAGAAAGCAAGGTTGCCCAACTTGAGCAGCTTTCTGCACAACTGAAACGCAAGACGATTGACCCTGGCATTTACGACAAGCTAACAAAAACCATCATTTGGATGGTTGAGCGTTTATTCCCGTCATTGTATGGAAACCAAGCGAAGGTTGAATTTACAACCACCCATACCATTGAGATTGACCAAAACAAGCTCAAAGAGATGAACGAGATGTTGCGAGCAAGCCAAAAGGTCGTTGAAGTGGAATACCAGGAGGCTAAATGAACCAAGACATTGTTGATGTCTTTATGGCTAACCCACAAAATGCCCACCAGATTTTGGGCTCGTCCCTAGAACAATTCATAACCTTCTTCCATTGGTATATCTATCACCAAGAATTTATCTTTATGCCGTTCCACAGGCAGATTATTCACAAGCTGGAAGACATTGCTTTTGGAAGAAGTAAAAAGCGCAACCTACTGATTAACATTATGCCACGCGCTGGAAAGTCGGCGATGATGAAGTATATGTGTGCTTGGTGCTTTATGATTAACCCACAAAGCAACTGCATATACACGTCCTATTCTGATGACCTCGTTTCTAACTTCTCAAAGGACATTAGAGCTATAATTGAAAGTCCGGCATTTAAGGCATTTACTGGCGTGAAGCTGGACAGGTCTAAAACGGGTGCCGACTACTGGGCAACAGAACAGGGTGGTGGTTTCCGTGCCGCACCTTTGGGCGGTTCTCTTACGGGTTTCGGCTTCGGAGTGTCTGGGCCAGAGTTTGGCGGGGTGTGTCTGATTGACGACCCGTTGAAAGCGTCAAACGTCAAGTCGCAGGCAGAAATGCAAAACTGTATTGACTATTATTTGAACACTTTGAAGTCTCGTGCGAACAACCAAGCAACTAGCCCTATGATTTGTATTATGCAGCGGCTGGCCCTGGAGGACCTTGCTGGGTTCATTATGGAAAACGAATCGGAAGACTGGGACATCATCAAGTTGCCAGCGCTTAACGAGGCGACGGGTCAAGCACTGTGGCCAGAGAAGTTCTCGGCAGAAGACCTGTTGAAACTCAAGAACCTTTCCCCGTTTGTCTATTATGGTCAGTACCAGCAAGAACCGATTGTTGTCGGTGGTTCCGTTATCAAAAGCGAGTGGTTTAGATACTTTAACCCAAAAGAGCACTACGACTATCAGTTCTCGTTTATCACTTCCGATACAGCACAGAAGAAGGGAGACGCAAACGACTTCACCGTTATGTGCTTATGGGGAAAGACTTTTGATGAACACCTGCACCTTCTAGATATGGTTCGTGGAAAGTTTGACGCCGCAGAGTTAAAAGAACAGGTAAAACTTTTCTGGGACAAATGTAAGGTTTGGAACAAGGACTGCCCGCCGTACGGATTCTACATTGAAGACAAATCTTCTGGTATCGGCGTTATTCAGGAATTAACCAAGACAGAGCCAATTCCTATCGTGCCAATTACACGTGCTAGACATAAGAACGACGAAGGAAACTGGGTGGCTATGGACAAGTTTTCCAGATGTATGACGGCAGTGCCCTACATAGCAAATGGGTGGGTCTATTTGCCAAACGATGAAAAAAATGATATAAGTGATATAGTGCTTGCAGAAACGGCAGCCTTTAAGGCAGACCTGTCCCATAAGCACGACGACGTATGCGACTGTTTGTTCGATGCGGTTGATGTTGCGTTTGGTGAAGCTGGGATGAGTTCTATTTTTATTTGAGGAAATGGGAATGGCGACAAAAAAGAATAGTAAAAAAGAAAACAGTTTAGTTGATTTTGCTGGTGGAGCACAAACGTGGGGTCTTGCCCCATTTAACCCTTTAACACCGCAAAACTCTCGGTTAGACACTGTTTTTATCAACACACGATGGAATCTAATTTCAAACTATCGCTCTGTATTGAGTGAAGCGTATGCGGAATACGGCATCGTTCAAACATTGGTTGAACAACCTGTATCTGACGCATTTAGCCGTGGATTTGATATTAACACAGAGGAATTATCTACAGACCAGAAAAAGGAATTACAGACCTATTTGGAACGTTATCAGATTATTCAAACGATTCAAAAGGCTATAGGATGGTCCCGTCTATTCGGGGGTGGTGGCGTTATTGTAGTGACGGACCAAAAACCAGACACGCCACTTGATATTTCTAAAATTAACCAAGACACCCCCCTTTCCTTTATAGACGCGGATATGTGGGAGCTGTATAAAGATACCACAAACATTTGGAACCCAACGATGGACACCAACGACGACCGTAAGTTTTCCTACTATGGAATTAACCTGCATAGGACCCGTGTGTTCCCGATTATGGGTAAAGAAGCTCCTTCTTTCATTAGACCGCGTTTGCGTGGTTGGGGTATGAGCGAACTGGAAAGAGTTGTTCGTTCCATTAACTCCTACTTGAAAAACCAAGATTTGATTTTTGAACTGTTGGACGAAGCCAAAATTGACGTCTACCAGTTGAACGGGTTTAACCGTGCTATGCTGACACCACAAGGCTCTAAAGGTGCCGAAGAACGTGTCCGTATCTCTAACACCTTGAAGTCATACTTGAATGCTTTGGTGTTAGACGTAACAGACAAATACGAACAGAAACAATTATCGTTCAATGGCTTGAGCGACATCTTGAACCAAATCCGTCAAGGTGTTGCGGCTGACTTGAAGATGCCGATGACCAAGTTGTTCGGCGTGAGCGCTGCTGGGTTTAACTCTGGCGAAGACGATATTGAAAACTACAACGCTATGATTGAAAGCGAAATTCGTAGCAAGGTTAAATATATCGTTGTACAAGTTCTTGAAATTTGTTGCCAAAAATTGTTTGGCTTTGTTCCAAAGAACCTGAATATCACGTTCAATTCTTTGCGTATCTTGTCTGCTGAACAAGAAGAGAATATGAAGAACAGCCAATTCAACCGTTTAATCCAAGCATACACAAACGGCATGATTAGCTTGGGCGACGCTTTGGTTGGATGCAACAGCGCAAACTTGTTGCCTGTTCAATTAACACAGGACCAGATTTCAAAGTATAGCACACAAGGGTTCAATCACGTTGGACTTGAAAAAGACAAAAAAGGAAAAGGACTGTTTGGTCGTTTCTTCGGCGGCGGAAAAGAAGGCGAAGAAGAAGGGGGTATGCAATTCCCTAATAAACCAGACAAAGGGAACTTACCATCTGACCAAGGGAAGGTAAAAGAAGTGGATGTTACGAGTAACAAATTTACACGTCCTGACCGCGAAAGAAAACCACTCCCAGAAGAAACGTTCCCATACAAAGGTAAGCGCAAAGCGAGATACGTTGAGGTGTAGGTTGATACCATCATTTGACATACATAGTAAAAATGGTTATTCTATAAAATATGAGGTGGCGAAGTATGCTTAAAAACGAGAAACAGTTACCTAAAAGATACTATGCTCGTCATATAAAAGAGGGGCTCGTTCATTACCTAGAAAACGGCAATGACGTTTTATATCTTGTCAAAAACGATGCTCTTCAAAAGATGAACAAAAGTTTCGAAGGGAAACCTGTATATGTCCATCACGTTGATGGCATAGATATGGACAAATTAAGAGAGACAGCAGACGGTTATGTTGTCAAGAGTTTTTATAACGAGTTTGACGGTGCTTGGTGGGCCGAGCTGATGATTGTTAGCGATAAAGGTCACGAAGCCGTTAAAAAGGGTTGGGCTGTAAGTAATTGCTACTCCCCGACCGAATATGGAAACGGTGGTGTTTATCACGATATTGACTACCAAAAGGAAGTCAAAAATGGTGAATATGAACACCTGGCAATCGTTCCCAATCCTCGGTATGAGGAAGCTGTAATTATGGACCCCGATGCGTTCAAAGAATACAACGAGGGAAAACAGCAAGAAATTAAACAACTAAAGAACAGCAAGGAGAAAGAAATGTTGTCACAAGAAGAAATGGAAACATTGGTCGCAACAGTGAAAAACTCTTTGTCCGAAACCATTAGCGAAGCGGTCAAAAACGCCGTTGAAGCTAAAGCGGAAGAAGACAAAAAGAACGCTGCTGACGAAGACCACCGTTCTCTGATTCGTGAAATCGCCGCTGTTTCTGCAAAAGCAGAAGGCGACTTTTCTGGCGGTTTAGAGGAAAAAGTCCGCACCATTATTGGTATGGCTGAAAAACTCGGCTATTCCAAAGATGAAGCTGGAAAGAACTCCAAAGCCAACGAATGCACCGAAGAAGAGAAAAAAGAAAATGAAGCCGAAGGCGAAGAGGACAAAAAAGAACCCGAAGCCAAGGCCAACGAGTCCGACAAGCCCGAAGACGAAGTGAAGGAAAATGAAGCCGACGCTGAAGCTGAGGACAAGAAGGAAGACGCCTGCAAAAATGCAGACGATGAGGAGAAGGAACCGGAAGAAAAAAAAGAAAATTCCAAAGGTTTTTTCTCAATGTTAAAAAACGCAAAAGCCAAATCGCAAGATGGTTCTGTCACAAAAACAATGGCAGCGGGTCTGGCGTTGGGTAAGAAGCGTTATGGTTCTAAATAAGGAGAGTAAATATGGAAACCAAATTATCATATCAAATGAATGTGTTTGCTCCGACAGAAGAAGTTAAAGGCCGGCGCGTGTTGCCCGCCAATACCGATTCTATTTCCGGTATTGTGGACGCTAGCCAAGCTGACGCTTTATTGCCTGGAGACCCAGTGAAAATTGTTGCCACAACAAAAGGTTTACCACACTTTGCTAAAGCTGGTGTTGGTGACGTCATTGCGGGATTTGTGGAATGGAACGTTATTCGTCCATCCTACGCAGCTGGCAAAATTTGCCAAATCAGCATGACTGGCAACGTGATGTACATGGAAGCTGCTGGAGCTGTTGAAGCCGGAGCTTTAGTGAACATCACAAACTTAACAACGGTTGTGGTTGGTGCTGCAGCTGGCGCAGGCTCAAAGATTGGTTTGGCCTTGGAAGCCGCTACTGCTGCTGGTCAGTTAATCCGTGTTAAGATTGGTGAACCTGTTGCTTATGCAGCTAATTCGTAAGGAGTAATTAAAATGACAGATAAAATCTTAAACAGCTTAGGCGAAGAAAAAGACGTTGCGTCTTTCTTCAAAAATGACGAAGAGTTTGCAAAAGCTCAACGTATGGAAAACGCTGTGTCCGAACAAATGGGTTATCAAGTTCCATTAACGACCTTGACAGCCATTATTCGTGGCGTGGCAGAACAAAAGTTCTATCAAATCCCTGTGGCTGACTACTTGCCAGTTCGTGTTGGTACAGAAGCCGCTTGGGCAGATGATGTGTTGATGTTCCGTTCCTTCCAAATGGGCGGTGACTTTGAAAAAGGTTACATTGAAACGGCTACAGAAGGTCGTTTGGCGTCCGTTAATGCTACTTTGGACGGCATTCGTGTGCCAGCTCGTGTGTGGGCTAAAGAAATTGCCTACTCAATCGCTGACGTGCAAAAAGCCGCTCGTACTGGCATTTGGGATTACGTGACACAACAAGAAAAAGCCCGTAAGACCAACTGGGATTTGGGTATTCAGAAAACTGCCTTCTTGGGTTCCAAAGATGGTTCCATGGAAGGTTTGTTGAACTTGTCCGATGTTAACGTGAACACAGAATTGTTGCCAGCTTCCTTGTCCGAAGCTACAGACGCACAATTCACAGCGTTTGTTAAGAACGTGATGAACGCTTATCAACAAAACAACAACTGGACGGCATTCCCGAACCGCTTGTATATTCCACAAGATGACTTCAATGGTTTGGTCAACGCAACAAGCGTACAATTCCCATTGAAATCTAAATTCGAATACTTGCAAGATGCGTTCCGTGCTGCCACAATGAATCCTGACTTCAAGATTATGCCTTTGGCCTACTTGATGCCAGCCAATTCTATGGGCAAATTGTCCGCTCCACGTTATGTGTTAATGCGCTACGACGAAGACGTGGCTCGTTTCGAAATCCCTGTGGATTACACCACAACGGTTCCAAACAGCTACGACGGTTGGACAATTCGCAACGTTGGTTACGGTCAACATACAGGCGTGTTGGACGCTCGTCCACAAGAAATCCTGTATATGGACTTAGCTACATCTAGTTCGTAAGGATTGGAGGTTCTAATGCGTATTAAGAACGAAGGAAAGAGAACATTTTTCTTTAACGGTGGCAAGATTGCGCCGGGAGAAGTGGTGGATATTCGTAACGTAGCAATCGCTAATGCGTTGCTGAAGTGCTATCCAGACGAACTGATTTGTTTGGATGACTTAAAAGTGCGCGTTGTGGAATCCGAAGAAAAGCCCGTTGAAGAGCCGGCTCCCGTAGGGGAGGCAGCTGAGGAAGAGGTGAAAGCACCTGCTCCTAAGAAAACGAGCAAACGTAAAAAAGCGTAAGAAGTGAGGGGGAATTATGGCAAACGTAGTTGAAACTTTGACTATTGAAGATTTCAAGAAATTATTTGCTCGTAATTTCCCCTATCTTCCTGTATACAATCCAGAGAAGGTATATTTCACTGGTGATGTTGTTTATGAAGAGCCGAACTTTTATACGTCACTTATTGACGAAAACAAGGCTTCTTTAGATGATACCGAATCGTGGAAAGTCACAAACGAATCGGTGGAAGATTATGTGACAGACAAAGATATTGGTCGTGCTTGGAAAGAAGCGGCTGCGGCTTATAACCCAACGCTCATTGTTGATTGTGCGGCTAATTCTACGACATTTTTATATTTAGTAGCATTTTATTTAGCATACGATTTACAGCTTGCCAGTTCTGGTGCCTATGGGCAAATTGCGTTCCCGGCCAGAGATGTGCGAGTCGGAAGTGTATCTGAAGGTTACTATGTACCTCAGATATACATGGAAGACCCCATTTTGGGTTTCTATGCCCGCAACGGGTTTGGACAGAAATACTTATCGTTGGTGTATCTCTACACCATCGGAAACGTGGGGGTTGTGCCAGGATGGTCTTTACCGTAGAAACAAAGATGAGAACAAGTACTGCTGGCTTTCGTTCCTTGTTGAAGAAATTGAACGAGGCGTGCAATACTGTCGTCGTGTCTGGTGTTATTAACGGTGACCCAGACGCTACAGAAACGGCGATATTAAACGAATTTGGTGGAACAGGCATTTATAAACGTGGTCCATACGCTGGCCAAACAGTAAAGGTGCCAGCGCGTCCGTTTGTTGCTAGTGCCATTGAACACCATGCAGAAGAGATTATCAAGGCTGGTGAAAGCCATATTGACTTTGAAAAAGATATAAACATCACTGAAGCCTTAAACGCAATGGGAAAGAAAACCAAAGAGTTGCAAGAAAAGACACTTGATAGTAATGGTGAAGGTGTGCCGGGATGGCAAAAACACAACAGCCCAAGAACCATTGAAACGAAGGGTGGCTTAGATAAACCGTTGTTCACAGAGCTTGGCGGTACATTTCCTATTGACTATGAATTACAGAAAAGGAGTGCCTAATGCCATTGCCTAAAGGACCAGCTACATTAAGAGCCACGTTACCCAGACCACAACTGGGCATAAACCTATGGTCTCAAGGTGCCCGCGCAAAGGTCATTACACAG